TGACCAAAACGCTACCCCGTTATGGCAAAGCTGTTGATTTGGCTTTGTCTAACGGTTCCGTTCTTAATGTTCCTTCCTTTGAAAAGAGGAAGGGCACCGAGATACCGAAGTTATTCGGATTCTTGGCAGAACGGATATTCGATGAGCTTGGACGTGAACGGGAAGACTCCTGTCCACGCGCACTCACGTATCTGCGTCAACTCCTCATGCTTTTTTACAAGCTTGAGGTGCCGTATGATAGTCGGCTTGTTGAGAGATTTCTCAATGAGTTTAAACTAACAGATGCCTCCCTTGGTCAAGGGTGGTATATCAGTGAACCTCGTCATAAAGATGAGCTAAAGTTCGCGTCTAATCTCATTAGGCGTGTCTTAGGTAGTGCCTGTCCTCGGGATATAGTTCCGAAGCACGGGCCTGGTTCAGTAGCGACTGGTGAACAGAATCCACAAAAGCCCTATTTTAGTAGGGAATATGCAGAGGCTGTTGACTATTATCCGCTGGATGAGTACTACTATTTCAATAGTAGCCATCTGTCGGACTGCCTAACTTCTTCCGGGCTGCAAGTCCGGGATGAGAAAGGTACGCTACGCCCTTGGGAAACCCTAAAGACTAGTACGGCGAAAGTCGTGCTAGTACCAAAGGATTCACGGGGCCCACGGCTCATATCGATGGAACCACTGGAGATCCAGTGGTTACAGCAGGGTCAATGCGAGGTGCTTGTAAACACCTTAGAGTCGCATTGGCTAACGAAGGGTCATGTTAACTTCCGCTCTCAAGAGATTAATCGTCTCTTGTCGTGGTTAGGTTCATGGTCCTCCTTGGAAGCTCCCGAATCTTGGGATATCGGAGATAGCACACTCGAGAAATACGAGGGTGATCCCGACAAGGATAAGTGGTTCAAATCACTTGTATCCGCTTCCGACCTGCCGTGGTGTCCCCCTGCCTGTACTTTCGACGACCTAACGGTCGAAGAAGCCAAGGGCTGGGAGGTTGTCACGATCGACATGAAAGAAGCATCAGACCGTGTTTCTTGTGGTCATGTAGCAAATCTATTCCCAGATAACTGGGTAGAGGCGCTTATGGCTACGAGGTCAACACGTACGATGCTTCCGAGTGGCGAGCTAATCGAGCTTAATAAGTTCGCTCCAATGGGTTCAGCAGTTTGCTTTCCCGTGGAAGCTATGGTCTTTTGGGCCCTGGCATTAGCTAGTATCAGATATGGAGACCCTAAACTCGCGGCTATGAACAATGGCCGCGCGCTACTTAAAGAACTTAAGAAGCGTGTTTGGGTCTACGGAGATGATCTAGTTGTCTATCGCAAAGACTACGCGATAGTCAAACAGTCCTTGGAGCGAACAGGATTACTCCTGAACGCCAACAAGTGCTGTACAGCACGATTCTTTCGGGAATCGTGTGGGTTAGACGCCTACAAAAGCGTTGACGTCACCCCACTGCGTATCAAGCAGTGTGTCGGATCTCTCTGGACTGGTCAAATGCTGATGGCTTATGTTTCGTATTCAAACGATGCATACGCCCGAGGCTATGACGAATTAGCAAAGACGCTGGAGAAGCTTCTTTGCGACGTTACCACGATACCATTTACAACGGTTGACCATGGTGGCGTTCAATTCGTCAGACCTAATGCAAACGTGAAGGCCATGAACAAACGTAATAGGGTAAAGATCAGATTTAATTCTGAGCTTTACATCCTAGAAGCGTTTGGGCCAACACCGCGTGCTGCTGTCACATCTGGACACCCTGTTACTCAAGAGACTTACCTTAGCAGGTTCGTTTCTAAGTATAGGGATACACAGATCGCAGTGCCACCGATTACCAGAGAGCAAGAGGGTGAACCTCTTGTGTTTCTAGGTAAGCTGATGGCTGACCAG